GTAATAAACTCCAAATTAACAGCGCCAAACGTGACCCAGATGATCAAGTACGATTGTATCAAGAAACAATTGATGCTGGACGTCCCGGCATTGGCCCAACTGGTATGCCAGTTGGTCGCCCGGGTACTAGTTCACACGAAAAAGGACTAGCAGTAGATATTCAAAACTACAGTGATCCTGCGGCCATCAAGGCGTTGAATAATCAGGGGTTGCGACAAGTAGTTCCCAAAGACCCGGTACACTTCCAGTTGTCTGGTGAAAAAGGTATGATAGCCGATGGGCCAGACGAAGGATATCAAGCAACATTACACGGCAAAGAAGCAGTGATACCAATGCAAAACAACAGCGGAGACTTTATAAAGTTGTTTGAAAACATGGCATCAGACAGCAAACAAATGCTGGCTATGATGCAGGAAATGGTAAAAGCTCAAAAGGATTCAACTAGTGTAGCAAACAAGATGTTGCGTATGCAAAGCTAATCACGGTAAATAATAGACTATGGCAGATCAAAATAAACCCGGCTGGAAAAAGTATTTTAAAGTAGCAGACACTTCAGGTGTGATGAGTCCTATCAACGGACGAAACAGCTATGGCCTGCCAGGGTTTGAAAAGAACGACGGGCAAGCAACACAAGCTGACTTTGTGTTTCGTAACTATGCTAGCCGACTGCCCGAAGTGTACTCAGGCCATCCCAATCGTGTTGAACGTTATAATCAGTACGAAAACATGGACATGGACTCAGAAATCAATGCTTGCCTAGACATCATTGCTGAGTTCTCTACACAAATGAATGAGTCAAATGGTACGCCATTTGACGTAGACTACAAAGACAAACCCACTGATCACGAGATTGACATTATCAAGAAACAGTTACAGCAGTGGGTCAAACTGAACAAACTGGATCAGCGCATATTCAAACTGTTCCGCAACACCATCAAGTACGGTGATCAAGTGTTTGTGCGTGATCCAGAAACATTTGAAATGTACTGGGTAGACATGACCAAGGTTGCTAGAGTGATTGTAAACGAAAGCGAAGGCAAGCGTCCTGAGCAGTATGTGATTCGTGACATCAACCCCAACTTCCAAAACATGACTGTGGCTGCTAAGACCACCACAGACTACATGACCAATCCGGTTACAGGGTCAATTTCAGGTGCCGCAAACTACACCATGCCCAACGGTGGCACAGGTGGTGGTGTGGGCAACAGTCGCTTTATGACTGCCATGAACGAAACTTGCCTGGATGCCAAGCACGTGATACACATGAGCTTGAACGAAGGCCTGGACGTGTTTTGGCCATTTGGACGCAGTGTACTAGAGCAAATTTACAAAGTATTCAAGCAAAAAGAACTGCTGGAAGATGCTGTGCTGATCTATCGTGTACAACGTGCTCCAGAACGACGAATCTTCAAGATTGACGTGGGCAACATGCCATCACACTTGGCCATGCAGTTTGTGGAACGTGTAAAAAATGAAATGCATCAGCGACGTATTCCCACAATAACAGGTGGTGGTACCAACATGATGGATGCCAGCTACAATCCACTCAGCATCAACGAAGACTATTTCTTTCCCCAAGGACAAGACGGTCGCGGAAGCAGTGTTGAAACACTGCCTGGTGGCCAGAACCTAGGCGAAATTGACGATTTAAAGTATTTCAACAACAAAATGGCTCGTGGCCTGCGTGTGCCTTCAAGCTATTTGCCCACTGGTCCTGACGACTCAGACCGTGCCATGAGCGACGGAAAAGTAGGCACAGCACTGATACAAGAGTACAGATTCAACCAGTATTGTGAACGTTTACAAGCGTTGATTGCACAAAAACTAGACGACGAATTCAAGATGTTCTTGAAGTGGCGCGGGTTCAACATTGACTCTGGCCTGTTTTCAATCAAGTTCAATGCTCCACAAAACTTTGCCAGCTATCGTCAAAGCGAGCTAGACAACACAAGAATTCAAGCATTCATGCAAATGGAACCGTTGCCGTACATGAGCAAACGCTTTATGCTGGAACGCTTCTTGGGATTGACCGAAGAAGAAATCAAAGAAAACGAACAAATGTGGCGCGAAGAGCGAGACCAGCCTGACATGCAAACCACTCAAGGTCAAGATCTGCGCAGTGTGGGCATAACCCCCGGCGGCCTAGAGGCAGACGTTGAAACTGGTGAAGAAATGTCACAAATGGAGCCAGCTGGTGCAATGCCTGGATCAGCTGAAGTAGCTGGTGTAGCACCTGGAGCCGCACCTGGCGCGGCACCGCCAGCTGTATAAATATTGATATGATACTCAACGAGTTTTGGCACAAAGAACCTGGCGCCTATCAGGATCTTGACAACGACAACAGCCAAACACAACTAGGCGATTTGCGTAAAACGCATCTTACACTGCGCCAACTCAACAAGTTGCGCAAAATGAACGACGTCCGTACTGTTGAGTACAAAGAAAAATTAAAATTGGTGCGTCAGCAGTATGCACCCGCACCTGCCCCGCCTGCGTAATAAATTCTAAATATTCGCCTTTTTCACACCTTAAACCACTGCTTTTTCTCCTACTGGGTAAATAAACACATACTTTACCTATAGGAGTTTTCTATGAATAGATTTGAACAATTAATCGAATACGTGATTAATGATGAAGAGGCGAAAGCCAAAGAACTTTTCCATGACATTGTTGTAGAAAAGTCACGCGAGATTTACGAAAACCTCATGCAAGAAGAAGCTGAGGAAATCGAAGAAGGCGCCGACGAAGACATCGAAGAAGGCGACATGGGCGGTGATGCTGCCGATAACCTGATTGATGATGTTGAAGCTGAAGAACAGCAAGACATGAGCATGGAAGGCGAAGAAGACTTTGGTGGCGACGACGAAGGTGGCGACGACATGGGCGGAGACGACATGGGCGGTGACGACATGGGCGGTGACGACATGGGCGGTTCAGAGCCAGCATCCAAAGACGACATCATGAATTTGGAAGACAAATTGGACCAGTTGATGGCCGAATTTGAAGACCTAATGGGCGGTGGTGATGACATGGGCGACGGCGACGGTTTTGGTCCTGAAGAAGGCGGCGACGCTATTGAAATGGACGACACTGAAGAAATGGGCATGATGGAAGCTGTAACACTAAAATCAGCCCCAAAGCCAGTGACTTCTGAAGAAGGCGGTGTCAACAAGAAGTCTACTGTAGCCGCTAACGCAGGTGCTAAAGGCCCAATTGGCAACTCAGTCAAGCCAGTACACGCTGGTGGCGAAATGGGTGGCAGACATGACACTCCAGCCTACAGCAACAACACAAAAGATCTGATTGGCAAAGTTGGTAACACACCAGCTCAAGGCACACAAAGTCCAAAGCCAGCTACCAAGCCACAACTTGGTCAAGCCAGCGGACAAAACAACAGAAGCCCAGTGGCAAAGAGTTAATTAGTCAATGAAAACTCTAAGAGAACAACTTACCTTTACACAAGCCAATATCCAGGTGCTGGAAGAATCCAGCACGGATGGGCAAGGTAAGAATCTCTATCTCAAAGGTATCTGCATTGAAGGCAACAAGCGCAATGCAAATGACCGGGTATATCCCTTACATGAAATCAGCAAAGCGGTTAACACTATTAATCAACAGATTAAAGAAGGTAACTCAGTTTTAGGTGAAGTTGATCATCCTGATGATCTCAAGATTAATCTAGACCGTGTGTGCCACAGTGTTGAAGGTATGTGGATGGATGGCGATACTGGATGCGGCAAGTTAAAGATTCTTCCAACCCCCATGGGTGAGTTGATCAAGACGCTGTTGACATCTGGTGTAAAATTGGGAGTTTCAAGCCGCGGAAGTGGCAACGTTGACGATAGAACAGGACATGTTAGTGACTTTGAAATAGTTACTATAGATGTGGTTGCCCAACCCAGTGCACCTAATGCATACCCCAAAGCAATTTACGAAAGCATGATGAACATGAAATATGGTCACAGACTGCTGGAGATCGCTCGGGAAGCTGGCCAGGACAACAAGGTACAGAGATACCTCAAGAGTGAAGTTGTAAAACTCATTCGGGATCTCAAAATCTAAGGAGAAGCAGGCATGTTAGATGCTATCAAACCATTGCT